GGAGTCGTACTTTCCCAAGCTGGGCCTTGCCGATGATTGGAAGAAGGTCTATGATCCGTCGCCGCTGACACACACGAGCAACTGGACCTTGCTTGGATCGAAGAAGAAGGACCCGAATGCCCAGTGTTACGAGGTCCGGTACATTCTGAATTATGACCCCGCAGATGGTGAGGTTGAGGTGGAGACGGTGGATCGGTACGATATTATGCGCATGGTAACGCCAGAGATGGTGCGCAAGTTCTCGATTCGCGCCGACCCGTCCGAGGAGACGCCACTGACCGAGGAGGGCAAGTCGTTGAGCCGCGAGGACGACGAAACCCGGATTTCAGGAGGCAAGGCGATGGTTCCGACGCGTGGGCGGCCATTGACCCGTGGAGATCCGGGATCGCGTGGCTCGTCTCCTATGCGCATGCTGCAACCTCTATCCGAGATGCTCAAGAAGTATTACTATGCGCACGCAATGAATCTGAACCATATGCGATGGGAGGACTACGACAAGTGGATTGCTGTGGGTCATTGTTTGAAGAACATCCACCCCGATCTGGAGAGCACGTGGCTCGAGTTCAGCAGTCAGTTCAAGAACTACAATGAGCGCGAATCCATTTCAAAGTGGAATTCCTTCGGGTTCCGCAATGACGGTGCGCGTGCAGGTGTTGATACGTTGCGCAAGTGGTCGCGCGAAGATAACCCGGGCAGGTATGAGGACATTGAGAAGACCAATATTGTCAAGTTGGTCGAGGAGTCGGCCAAGACCGGCACGGAACACGACGTGGCCTTGGTCGTGTACTCGATGTTCCGCGACGATTTTGTATGTGCGCGCTTCAGTGCATCGGCATGGTACCGGTTCCTGGGCCATACATGGAAGGAGACGGACAAGGGTGTGTCTCTGTACGTCCGCCTCTCGGATGCGGTTTGGAGAAAGTACCGCGAACAAGAAATTGAGTATGGAAAGAGTTCTTTGGATATGCCCGACTGTGGGCACGGCGGCAAGAAGGAGTTTGATGCAAATTGCGCCAAGTGCAATGCGGAAAAGATGAAGGCTACCTTCCTGACCATCTGTCTCAAGCTCAAGACCACCAAGTTCAAGGAGAATGTGATGAAGGAGTGTCGTGAGCTCTTCTTGAATGAGGAGTTTGCGGAGAAACTCGATGAGAACAAGAATTTGATGGCCTTTCGCAACGGCGTCTTTGATGTGGCGACCATGACGTTCCGTGATGGAAAGCCCGAGGACTGCGTATCCTTCTGCACGAATCTCGATTATGATCCGGACAGGCCTTACTATTCGTACGACTGCTGGGACGAACTGAACCAGTTCCTCCACGACGTGCTCCCGGACCACGAGGTGCGCACATACTTTCTATCCTACCTGTCCACGGTCTTGAGTGGATTCAATGAAGCGCAAAAGTTCCATATCCTGACGGGATCCGGGTCGAATGGCAAGTCCATGTTGATGAACTTGATGTCAACGGCTCTGGGCGATTACTGCTGCAAGGCCCCGATCTCGTTGCTGACCCAGGCACGGAACAAGTCGTCGGCTGCGGCACCGGAGCTGGTCCGTATGAAGGGACGTCGCTTCGTCACCATGCAGGAGCCGGATGAGCAGGTGTCGATCAATACGGGACTCATGAAGGAGTTGGCGTCGTCGGAGAAGATTACGTGCCGTGATCTGTACCAGGGCTCGAAGCAGATGATTGATTTCGATCTCCAGGCGCGCTTCAACTTTGCATGCAATGAGAAGCCAAAGATCACGACGCAGGATGGAGGTACGTGGCGCCGTCTGGTGGTGATTGATTTCCCGACCAAGTTCGTGCACGATCCCAAGATGCCGCACGAGAAGCGCATTGACGAGTCGTTCGTGCAAAAGGTGGTGTCCCCGGAGTGGGCGACAGTGTTCATGACATACCTGATCCATCTCTTCAAGGAGGGGCATGGGTTCCGCAAGCTGACGCCCCCGGAGAAGGTTATGGTGTACACGTCCGAGTACAAGGACGACAATGACCTGATCGCCAAGTTCATGACGGATCGGATCCAGATTGTGGAGGAGACAGATGAGACGATGGTTGTGAACAAGAATGACGTCAGTATTGCATTCCAGGAGTGGAAGCGCAATAATGAGGCTGGACGGATTGCTGCAGGGGAAATGTTCAAGCGACTCGAGGCGCGATTCGGAAAGTTGCCCAAGGGTGGGTGGACTGGGTTCAGGATTGTTTAATACTCGGGACGACCACCGCGGGCCGCACCGATCTTGGAGAGGACGTACGTGCGCAGGAGTCCCATCGTAAAGACAACAATGGCAAAGGACACAATGAGATTGACCAAAGACTCAATGACTTCGCCAACCATCAGCTTGGCACTGCCCACCTGCACAGTGAGCGTCGACACACCCTTGCCCGCCGACGCGGCCGGGGCGAGGATCGGGGTGATGAGACCAGTTGTCACCGCCTTGAAAAACGCCGCCACCACACTGCCCAGGTAGAATGCAGCCGTCAGAATGATGAGATCCTTGTTATCGAGCATTTGATGTTACCATAGAATCTTTTTACATCCAGTAACAATGGATACACTCTTCTGGGGTCCACCCGGATGGCAATTGTTTCATTTGATCTCCTTTGGCCCCCATCCTGAACCAGTATTGTCCATGCTCAAGGACATCGTACCGTGCAAGTTTTGCCGGGCATCGACTGCAGAGTTCATGGCGAACCACCCGCTAAAAGGAGACCCTGCTCATTGGTTGTACGAATTGCATAATAAAGTGAACAACAAGCTGCGGACTCAATGCCACGATGATCCGAAAGTCCCAGACCCCGGCCCCGATCCGTCCTTTGAAGAAATCAAGCACCGGTACGAAACGATGCGTGCCCACCGGCCGCATGTGGTTCCGGGACGTGACTTTTTGTTTGCCGTATCTCGGAATTACCCGGATGACGTGACGGATGAATGGAAACATACGCAAATCAAGTTCTTTGCAGCCTTGGCAAAGGTGTATCCATACGAACCATTCGAAGACTACCTGATTGCCCATCCCCTGCAGCTAGGGTCGCGGGAAGCGTACATGCGGTGGGTGTACGGCTTGCTGAAGATGTTGTCCCGCAAATTCCGGGCTTCCTTACCGTCATTTAAGGGATATGCGCATCATGTAGCGTATTATAAGAGCGGATGTTCCAAACGGACCTATCACGGGCGTACCTGCCGAAATGGCACGAAAGCTCGAGACATGAAAAAGACGAGGCGAATCGCTCACCAGAGGCTGATTACTTTTTAGGCTTGTATATGCTCGCGATGGCGAGCCTTGCAGTTTACTTTATGTTTGTGGCGTTTCAGTGGTGACGGCGAGTGCGGCGGCGGGTGCGGCGACGACGACCGCCATCGAAGAGGGCCGAAGCCTTCTTGTCCTCCTCCTCCGCCTCATCCTCCTTCTTGTCCTCCTCCTCCTCCTTCTCATCCTCGTCGGCACCGCCCTTGTGACCCTTGTGGTACGTCGCCTTGGCCGCCTTGATCACCTGCTTCAGGCCCTCACCCTTCTTGTAGGTGCCCTTGGCCTTCATCGTCTTCATTGTCTTCTTAACGTGCATGAGCCACTTGTTTGCCATTTATTGATACGCGTAGAATACTTTTCATGCCGAGCTTTTTACACACTCTTTTAGCTCGCGAAGAATCTGAACGCGCCACACTTGTTGCAGAATTGGAGCGATTGCGAGCCCTGGTTGCACACTTCAAGGAACAGCTTCAAATCCTGAACCAGTTCCAAATAGATTCCACTGACAGCCGTACGTGTACACGGACAGAGGCGCATCCGGGTACACGCGCGTCGGACCCACCAACGTAATGTGGTCGCGATTGTACGCACGGAGCTCTTCGGGATCACGAGGATGAACAGCCTGGGAGTATTCGAGACGACGCAAGGCACTCGATCCCCACGACAAGGAGACGAGTTTCTCAAGATTGGATCCACGCACTTCAGGTCCCGCAACAATCACGAGCTTGTTCGCCAATTGGCCAAGAAGCATTTGATCAACGGACTCTTGTGTTTCCAGAATCTGACGATGCAAGGTGGTCTTAAGGTGGTACGCCACGCGGTTCAAGGTCACAGTTGAATCCGTGTGTGGCACAATTGACAGGATCAAGGGATACTCACTGGGAAACGCCTCATTAACCAGAGTGACACACACGGACTCGAAACTATCGCCATCATATTCATCATCGATGCGTTTCATGACCAAAGGTTCGCCAGACGGGTCCGGGGCAATATGCACTTCAAGTAACCGAACACCTCTTGCCAGGGCCGCAGAAATCGGTTTGAAGACCACACCGGGGCAACGGTAGTCGCATAACCGTCCGGAATGTGTTGGTTCGTCTCCACCCATCTTTGATCGAATCTCGTCCGACAGGATGTACGCGGCCAACCCTAATGCAAGGATAGCGGGAAGAGTATCCATTATGTCAATTGCGTGACAATATTCGTCCATAAACACCACGGTGTTGTGACATGCAGAAGGATTCCCCTCGAGATCCACGAATCAATGAGGACTTTCGTAGCCTCGTAATCGTCAAATACAAGTGTGGCACCGGGCCTTGCAAGAGGAATTGATCGGTAAAACTGTGCCGAGACAGCTGGACGTAGATGGTCAGCATCAATATGGATCATATCAAACGTCTTGGCAGGAAGGGATTCGAGTACCGAAATCGCATCGCCGAGAATAAAGGTAACGCGGTTTTCAAAGTGCAGATTCAGGTACTCTACTGCGGATGGAGAAAATTGAGGGTCATTGTCAATGCATGTGATCTGAAGATCCGGATTTGAGCATAACAAAATCAGCAGCGAATGGCCAAGGTAGACCCCAACTTCGAGAACATGACGCGCACGTTCGCCGGCACGAAACAGTGCTTCCTGTTTCCGCAGGGTTTCGAGTTGGTATGTATACTCCTGCCCGTTCATCATGTAACTTCCACATCCGGGATGAAATGAAGGTCCAAGTGCTACAAAGTGGTGGAAGTTGTCGAGAAGCACACGTGCCGCCCTGGATTCCGGATGCCATTCAACCGCCTTTTCAAGCACCTCGCGCCCGTACATTTACTTTCTAGGGATCTTGAACAAGGTATCCCTAAACGCATTGACCACTTCGTCGGGGACACGTTTATCCATCGACACTTCATTCAAACAGCAAAGATGAAAGTACAGACAGTACATACCGCATTCCGACTCCTTGCGTTGATGCCGAGTCGTATTGTACGTCATGTGCATCTGATGCGGGTGAATGTGCATGGCATCAGCCTGTTCTTTCCAGCGGTTCATGAGGACACGGATTTGCGGTTCTGGATGCATGGCATAGGAGTCAAAGTACGTCACACGCGGATACTCGAGCTCGGGACGCATGTCGCAGTATACTGCAACCCAGTGTTCCCCCGGACCGTCGTGGACATCTGTATTGATCACAATCCCGATGCGATGGTACCCTTTGGCATACAGTTTATCGAGCTTCAGGGAACACAGTGTTGATACTAAACATTTGGACGTGTCGGATTTCAAATCAAAGTCGATGGGCACGCACCCGATAAAGTAGTAATCTTCAAACAGCTTCTCGTACTTGTTTTCCACAGCGTCAATGTCGTCCGATGACAACCATTCGTGACGATTCTCTGCCCAATCTTTTGGCGCCTTGGCCTTGGAGAGCATTGACGTAATCACGCATGCAGGTGCTCCAGACTTGCATTGAGAATGAAATCGGCTCCGAAGGTCTCCCCACACGGCTTCCGTCGATCCACGTGGAACAGGTGGTTCAGAGGGATGTTCTTTATTGTAGACCGTACGGAGACGTTCGACTTCGGCTTTATCCACCGACATTGTTTGTTACCGAGGTTAAAAACGGAACTGCGGATTCGTAGGGAATGCAAACTCAATGGAGACCCTTACGACCCCTCTTTCTCGCCTTGTTGATGTCACCCGTCGTCTCGCCGAGACAAATGCAGTTGCCGCTCAACTTCGCAAGGAGCGCGATGGTCTCGAGACAGATCTCACGTCCGTGTACCGTTCCAATCCGGATCTTCCAAACAAGATCGAGCTTCGCACTTCACAGATGGTTCTCACCGTTAAACGTCCTACCCAGTGGAAGCGGGGTTGGACACTCTCCAAGAAGGAGTTGGCGCGTCTGCTACTAGAGATTGTGCCTGATCAGGGCAAGTTTATTATGCAAGAGATTGAGAGACTGCATGAGCCTACTTTAGTGTCTGACGAGTTTGCGTTCGAGCTTCGGTGAGCTCCATTGCTTCGACAATTGTTTGGAATTCCTTGAGCTGTATACGCAATTCACGAATATTTTGTTCGGGTAGAAACCCGTGCTGGATTCTCAAGATGGCCGCAGAAATCACCTGTTGCACACGAACTGCTTGATAAACCAGCGTCGCTAAATGTTTCACCATTAAGCGAGCAGTATGAGTAGTACACAGAAATTAATCTGTAAGTTACCAGCTCGTCTCCTTCTCGAGGCGACGGTCCTGCAACGCGAGGTGCTTGAGAAAGACTTGGAGATCTTCGGGGACGCCGAGACCCCACATCTTTTTGCATGGCTCGATCGTAATCTTCAATCCGGCCTGGATGGCCTCATTGTACGACGGCACAGTGTAGAACTCGTTATTCACACGGATGTTCTTGGCAATCATCTGCTCGGCACTCTGCACAAAGTCCGACCCCCGGGCCCACAGGTAAATACCCGTCGTGGCGTGGTCGGAAAACGGATCCTTCTCGCGGACCTCGGTCACAAGGCCATTCTCCACCTTTGCATAGGACCACTTGGGGTGACGTCCGCCGTCAAAGGTCGAGATCTTACCATCTGCCCCATTCAGCTTGATAAACGTACTCGCATCAAACCCGTCAAGGTACTGGTCGCTATTGGCAATCAGCAAGGGCTGATCATTGTTGATGAGATCCCTTGCCAGAAGAACCGTGCACGCCGCACCCTCGGTCACCTTGTCCACTGTGATCACCGTACATCCGGGGGCGATCTGGTACAGGAAATCGCGGCACGACGGAGGGTAGTCGGCGCGAATGATAAAGACAAACCGCGCATCCGAAACCCAAAGGTTCTCCACCACCCACTGGATCATGGGCTTACCATCTACGGGAATGAGAGGCTTGGGATCCCGGTATCCCGCCACAGCAAACCGACTTCCATTACCTGCCATGGGAATTACAATCGTAAGCATCTTACTACTAATCTACTTGCAAATTGTAAATGAAGATTATTGCGCATCGTGGAAACTTGCATGGGCCGAATCGCGCAACCGAGAACAAACCCGCAACTATCATTGAGGCAATCAGCAAGGGGTTTGATGTCGAAATCGATGTGTGGATGGTGCAGGAGAAATTCTGGCTTGGTCACGACGGTCCGGAAACACATGTGACACTCCACTTTCTACTGCAGTACAAGCATTCGCTGTGGATCCACTGCAAGGACATTGATACACTCGTTGCCCTCAAGAACGAGTTCAATTGCTTTTTCCACGACAAGGACACGTATACCTTGACGAGTCGGGGCTTCATCTGGGGAAATGTCGGATCCCCTCCTCATTACGAAATGATCCAGGTCATGCCGGAACGCGCCGGTTCAGCACCGTTCATCGACGGCTACGGAGTGTGCACGGATTATCCCTTCAAGTACCGGTAGGTCCGGGTCTTGCGGGTCTTGCGGGTCTTGCGGGTCTTGCGGGTCTTGCGACGCCGCATCTTCCGACCACCATCAACCTCCATCGGATCCCCCGGATTGTCCTTTTTCTCGAGTTTGATCACGTCGATCCGTCTATCGCCCACAGAAAATGCGCGATAGATCGCCTTATTCGCAATACCATTCGCATCCAGAACGATTCTACCCAGCGAAATGGGTGTGCCAGGCGGAATAACATACTCCTTTGCAACTTCTGCCCTCACCGCAGCGTCATAGTTAGCTATGACTCCGTAACCTAGAACAGGTGGACCTTTTTGAACATTCACGGTAAAATTGGGAAGCAGTTCACCCTGAAACTCGACAGGAACCGGAATCACTGGGTTCTGGTTCATTTGTTTACTTATGCAGATAATCCATCATCTTCGCGACCTGCAAAGTAATCCCGCAGTCCAGATTCCAGTTTTCGGTCAGTCAGTTCCCAAACATCGTCACTGTTTGCACGGACAACGGTGCGAATATCGCGTATTCCATCCAAGACCTTGTGGCGCTCCACATACTTGCGGTTTGCATGGGTTCCATGCCACAAGTGATAAATAGTCCCGGGCAGACATGACATGCGGGGTTTCGGTAACTTCTTGTACTCTTCATAGGCCGGGGCCAATGCCTGGCGCAAATATCCCTTGGGAAACTCGACACCTAACCATGCAGCTGCGGACAAGGTATCGCCACTTCCCGTGATGCCGTACTGAAAGAATCCAGTTTTTCGGAACCAGGACCGACGGAACGCCCACCCGAATCCCGGATGATATGCGGGGTCGTAGGTTTTGGATTTGTCCATGTACAGAACGGACAATCGTTCCTGGCTTGCCTTGGTATAGGTCAGATCGAGCCACACGGCCGATGCAAAGGGCTGCACTGCATCATGAGTATCCAAGAGCCTAGACAGGTCATCGTACCATCCGGCATTGGAAAAGACGATATCTGCATCCAGGAACAGGACCTTCGTGTACCACCACGACACTTTGCGCTCTAGCAGGGCGCAAAGACGTTCCTTGTGAAAGAGAACGGACTTGGACCGCACGTGGATCGCATCATAAATCTCCGGTGGACTGTCGCCAAAACAGAGTTCAATCGTGTACCAAGGAATCAAGGCTGCACGCATCTTCTCGACCGTGTACATGTAATTCATCAATAAGCGTTTGGATCGAGCTGGATTGAAGAATACAAAACATACAGCCAGATCGGTGCGTCGTGGCCGATCGTATCTACAATCAGCTGGATTCACGACCTGTAAGCTAACCACAGGTCGTTCCGGGAGCATACCAATTACATTCACTTCAGTTTTTGTTATGAAAAACGAAACATATCCGGCAAAGGAGATAGAACCTCATGGACTATTTCCCTTACAACCCTGCCAATCGTATCTTCACCGAGGCAGACATTCATCGTATTCTTCGGACACACGGATTGCCGCATTATCGTGTAACAAACCGAAAACTGTTCCAGACGGCCATGGTTCATACGACCTATGTCCGACGCGCAACGTACACGACTCCAGATGGGAACCCGGCAAACCTGGCCCCATGTCCCGCCGGCATGATGCCCTTGCAAGATGAAAGTTATGAATGTCTCGAGTTTGAAGGAGATGCAGTCTTGGGCTGCTGTGTAGCAACCTATTTGCGTCACAAGTTCCCCGAGAAGAAGCAGGGATTCTTGACGGATGCCCGTAAGGAGCTCGTCAACAATGACCGAATCGGGGACTTGTCCAAGAAATTGGGCTTGGATCGATTCTATGTAATTTCCCGGAACAATGAAGAGTCGGTCGCCATTCGCGGACGTACGAATACCAAGAAACTTGGCGATATTTTCGAGGCCTTTCTCGGTGCCTTGTGGACAGATTGTGGCAATCGATTCAATATCGTATCCACCTTTGTCAATACTGTACTTGAGACGTATTTGGATGTCGATGAGATTGTCGCCTCGGCAACGAATTTCAAGGATCTCTTTCAGAAATACAGTCAGCGTGAGTTCAAGACTACACCCGTCTACGAAATGCGCTCCAACGACCCCAAGAAGAATGAGATTGTCGTTGCAGTGTTTGTGGCTGGAAAGGTGTATGGTATTGGCGCAGGCAGTACACGCAAAAAGGCCGAACAACTGGCCTGCAAGGAGGCACTGGCTAACGTAGGCGACGCTGGGTCAGAACACGAGCCTTGCGACCACACTTGAACTTCTTCAGAGTCCGGCCCTTCTTTTGTAACACCCCCTTGACGCAGATTGCAATTGCACCTTTTTCCTTGGTGGATCCACGCCGTGCCTTGACCGTCTTGCGCACATCCTTAATGCACTTGCAGAACCTACGTGTCTGGGACAGACGACGACCACCCTTGGGGACAGGCGGCGGTTTCTTGAATGCCCCTGTGCCGAACGACGGTGTCCTACGCGCATCAACGGGTCCACTGGGTCCTCGAGGAGGCGATGCAGACTGCGGTTCAGGCAGGCCTGGTTCACTGTGACGAGCAATCGGAGATGCCGAAGGATCGGAGTTCCCGGTACCGATTTCAGGAGGAGATGTTAAATGACGCACAGCATTCACGGCGGATCCTGCAGGTGTCCTCGCACTAGGTGCACGAGATAATGGGTCGGTCGACATTGTCTTTAGAAGGGACTTAAAATTGAGTTGAGGGTCACATAGGCAGTCTTGCGCGGGATGTTGCGGTACAGGTTGCTCGTGGGAACCAGACGCGAGAGAACACCGTTAATCGGCTGCAGTGTCGTAATTGCCGGATTGACGCGCGCACCCACCTCGCTGCCCAGAACCCGGGCATTCAGCATTGACTGAATCGGATAGGGCTGATCGCGAGTCTGGATCGCAATTGGGGTCCCGGACTGGTACGCAAAGTTCGCAGCCTTGTTCTTGAGGTAGGCCGTGTAATCTGATGCGGGAATCGTCGGCATTTGTAAGTTCCGTGGAAATTAACGTGTCGACTTTGTCTTTGAAGTGATTGTTGGTTGGGTGACCACTGCAGTTGCAGGAGAGACTTTAGCCGCAACCGCTGTCGCCTTGGTGACACTGGACGTGATGGATGCATTGATAGGAGGCACCGTGGTCTTGACAACTTTGGGTGCTTGTGTTCCGGCGGGAAAGGCCTGGGCGTTGGACTTGACGAATTGCGTGAAATCCGAGGAGGCGCCTTTCAGAATGGGCATTTGTAAAAACGAACGAAAGAAAAGCAAACTTGAACACAAGTATGGATCTCCACCCTGAAGTACGTCCCGTGTTTCGTGGTGAGGTGAATGAGAGTTTCGGCAAGCCCCGCACAACCTTTCCTCACTTTACGCGGTATGAGTATGTAGTTCTGCTTGCGGCACGGTCACAGCAAATCGCCGAGGGGTCGGCACCGCTTGTGAGTCTAGAGGGACTCAATCCAAGTGATCCGAGGTTTCTGGATAAGGTTGTGCAGCGTGAGATTGAGCAACAGAAGCTGCCTTACCTGGTGCGTCGTCGTTTGCCGAATGGAGAGTGTGAGTACTGGAGTGCACAGGAGTTGAAGCTCATTTGGTAGGGCCGGACAATTGCTCGAGTGTCGCATCCGAAGGAGGGAAGAGGAGCATGGCCGGGACAGGTGCGGGCGGTGCCAGCATACGTGGCGGGTCGCGCACCAGTAAATTCATGGCCATGTCGACATCGACACTTCCCTGCTCGAACCGCACGACATCCGGGCGGTAGCTTGAAGTGAACTCGGTGCTGGAAAGACGCACGAGACCTGTAAAGAGCAACACCAGAACCAACACGAGTCCACCAATCATCCAAGGTTGCTTGATCTTCATTGCTTTTTGGTCTAGAAACGAAAAACGGAAGACGGGGCAACAAGTAAAGGAGACGCAATGGAGTTCCCTGTTCCGATCCGCTGCTACACGTGCAATCTCCCCCTGGCCGGTAGGTGGCTGACCTTTCTTGAGCTGGTGAAGACGTTTCGCAAGGAGGATGGTCGTCCGGAGGATTCAGAAATCCAGTACCTGACGACAGAGACCAAGGTGACGGCAGAGGGTCGTGCACTCAATAAACTTGGACTTACGCGCGAGTGTTGCCGCGTCAAGCTCTTCACTCATGCTGGAGTCTAGGCGATTTCCGTACCTAGGATACAATGAAGCTCTATCAACTCTATTTTTTTGTCTTGAAATTCTTGATCTTGACCCACATTGTCATATCGCGTTTAGGGTTTAGTATCGCCAATAGCCCGATCTTTACCATTCTAGACGCGGTGTTCAAGGTATCGATCGGGTTGTTCCTTGCAATTTACTTTTGGTTCTTCCGGCCCAAGGGTCTCGACTGGGAAGACAGTGTCATTGTCTCCATCGCAGGGATCATGTTGTTGAACGAAATCAAATTCGGACCCTTGCTCCAACTCTACAAGGCCGAAGATGAACTCATAGATGCGGTAAAAACGAATTCCGGTTTTTGAATGGAATACACACCACATCCAAAATGACCGACTGCCCAATTTGCTACGATCCAATCAGCGCCCAGACGAACAACTGCACCCTTTCCTGTTCTCATGCCTTTCATTTGAAGTGCATGACATCGTGGATGGAGACTTCAGAGACATGCCCCATGTGCCGGATGGACTTTAGCGACAAGGAGGAGCCTGTGCATGGTCCCGACTACAAGACGATGGGAAACATTCACATCACCGAAGCACAAATCCAGCGAATCCGGAACGAAGCGCGCGTATCCCGAGGCATTGCGATTCGGGAGGCCCAGGAATCGTACGGTTACCTTGAGCATTGGCTCGAGGACGAGGATCTGGAGCACGTGATTGAGAGTGCCAAGATTCAGCGGGTGTGTTTGATTTGCACGCCCTTGAGTAAGGATCCCAAGTGGAATGACGTCACCCCAGAGTGTGAGGCCTACAGGAAGTTCCGGGCGTTGTTTGGGGAGGAGGAGGAGCGCAACCCTGACCTATCTGCAAAGTCTCTCCGGATCCGACACCGATTTTCTGGATTCTACGACTGGCATAACACGGATTGGGAAGAGAAGAGTGTCATCGATGGGTATGCAACGGATTAATTCGTAGTCATATACAAATGTCTTCGTACAGCGAATACCTTGGACGTATGAAACAGCGCATGCCTCAAATCATCGATACGCGTCCCCAGAAGCGGTCGGCAAGTCATCAGACCGAGATTGTTCGCCGCGTTGCCGCCGCTGGAAATCTGGAGACCGTGCTGGCCCCGACCGTGTGTGTTCCGTCCCGGCTGCGCACGATGGATGGAAATGTTTTTTCAACGGGTGGCGGTCACCGCGTGCGGGATGCCCAGCATATCACGGAGTTTGTGGCTGGAAATGCCGTGGCCAACAGCTTGAAGCCAGGTGTGTCGAACCAGAGCCTCGGACCGCAAATGACTGGTCGTGCGTGCATGACCACGGCGAACCTTCCGGAAATCAACGACAAGCTGGCGGCTGATGCCAACCTGTCTGCCGTCAAGGCCCAGAAGAACGCCAATGAGCGCGGCTACAACACGGCCAACTGCTGCAATATGTGCAAGAAGGTTCTGTTTGCCGGAACGTGTGGATGCGGTGGACTGGATCCGGCCAAGTTCAAAAATACTTACGTGGCACCTCGCGTGATAGTGTAATGTTGACTGTCTACATGCACCGGATCCAACCGGGTTCAGACTGGTTTGATTTATCGTCACAATCTCTCGACACACTCGCTCCGTCTGCACTTTCCATTGTTTCCCATCACAAGACAGCAACTGTATGGCTTGGCTATCTTGAAGGATGGATGCTCACGCCCATTGACGAAGCGCGCCTACGGAAATTGATCCGGAAGTTCGACTGTCACGTCTGGACAGTACACCCCTTGTCTTTTTCTCATGCCTGGAAAAACGAAAGTAAAGTGATTTACGCTACGGGAAGCAATGGACCAGGCAACCTTGACAACGATGGTCGTATTGTATTCGGTGGACGTGACCCTCAACACAACAACACTTCTGGAGGCCCTTCCTTTAACGGATAACCTGATCAAGATTGAAAAGCAGGGCATGCCTGCACGCGGATCAAGCAAGAAGGATAAGATTAAGCGCCGAAGCAAGAAGGTTGTGTCCAAGCGTACAACAGGGTTTGGACACAATTCCATCACACTCGTTCTACTCGACAGCGGCAAGGGGACGTTACCACTCAAGGAGATTACCGTCAAGATTTTCCAGAATGGTGTGTTTCATATCACCGGCGTGCTCGATGAGCGCTACGATCGGTCAGTCATGGACTTCTTGCAAGAGCATATCAAGACTACCTGTGCCCAGGCAATCACCAAGGGAACGTGGGAACTGAAGCAACGTCGCGTAGTCCTCATGAACTACAAGACACGGCTCTTGGATGTCGAGAATCTATCTCGCGAGACTCTGTATGCAAGTCTGCGTGCACGAGGCGTCAAGGCGAATTACGAACCCTCCGTGTATCCAGCCGTCAAGATTTACTTCCCGGACACCAAGTGGATTGCAAAGGTGTTTCGGACTGGCAATATCATTCTGACGGGCATGACTGACCAGCAAGAGTGCACGCGCTTGCTCGTTGCGTTACAGCCACTTATACAATCTGTGCCCAAGATGAACAATGCAGCAGCGCGCGCGTGAGTTGACTCCCCAGGAAGTGGCGGATGGAATTCGTGGAATCAATGACAAGGACTTTTCTGCAACCCAGGTCCAGGCCTTGGTCCGGGCCATGGATGACAGTAAAGAAAAATGGAAGGCGATCCGGAACAACAAGGAGGTCTACGAACAGAAACTCAAGGAGGAGAATGAGGTTCTCTATTTTAACTATCCGACTCTCTTCCAGATGCACGCCGAGGATCGTCTGGATGCAACTTTTTTCACGATGTTGGCCTTGAAGCGCAAGATTGAGGCGGGTGAACTCACGCCTGAAGCTGCGTCTGCACAGGTGGGTCAAATGTTGTTTCAGAGGTTTGTGCCGCGGCCGGACACACCTGTCCCCGAGCCGCAGCTAAAGTATGAGGATTTTTACAAGAAAAATTAAATACATCCACCGGGAATCGAACCCGGGTAAACAGATTGGAAATCTGGTAGTCTACCACTGACTTATGGATGTGATACGCCTGCCGGGGCTTGAACCCGGGACTCTCGAGTTAAAAGCTCGATGGTCTACCAACTGACCTACAGACGTGTTGGTTTCCCGTACCGGGAGTCGAACCCGGGCCAAGGCTGTGAAAGAGCCCTATCCTAACCGCTAGACGATACAGGAGATGAGGGTTACTGCCCTACTCCTATGTCGCCCTCTTTCTTTAAACCGGGAGTGCCGCCGGTGCCGCCGCAGCATTGGACGGCCCCGCCTCGGGTGCTGCCTCGGGCGCCAACTCCTTCCGCACTGCCTCTAACGTCTTGCCCAGCTTGTTCAGTCCTTTCCACTTGGAGGGATCCTTTGCAATGTCCGTATCCGCCGATGTGCCGATACCCCAATACTTGTCGCGTGGATTGGCCTCTGCCAGTGGACGCGTTCCAGTTGCTAACAGCTTCTCGAGAATCAGCTTGTTTGCCGGATTCACAAACTTGGCCCGCACTGCCTTGGACATGATCTCGTCCTTCTTCTCGTCCCACTGGGCTGCATTAAAGTTCTTGACCTTGCGCCCGTAGGCCTTGACGGACTTGGGCTCCACTTGCGCCTTGCCCTTGGGTGGCGTCATGATCTTGGAGGCAATATCCTCATCGCCCATCATCTTGGCCTTGGACCACTGGAAATAGTGCTCGACAGTCGGGAAGGTGATGCCGTCAATTTCAAACGGTGCCACGTACATGTTCGACAAGTAGCGGTTCTCGCCCTTGCTCTCGTCAGCTCCAAAGAAGAAGACCGGGTCCGGCAGAGCCTTGACTTCGGCTGCAACCACTCCCCTCTTGCGCTTAATGACCTTCTTCGGTGCCTCTGGAACCTCGGCGGACAAGGTTGGGAGTTCAACGACCTGTTCCTCTTCCTTGGGCGCCTCCTTCTTGGTGCGCCGGAACACGAAACTGCGATGCAGAAAGGAGAATGTCTGCTGGTCCTGGGTGAGTCCAGCCGAGAGCTGCGTGTACCACTCCGAGAACAATTGCGAAGACTCGAGTTCAAATCCAACTTCACGGAGGATCTCGGTCACCTTACCGAATGGAACCAGTGCCTCCTTGACAGGCACTTCAAAGCTCTCCAGCTGCACGCGCATCATTTGTCCAAACTCTTCCTGCCATGCATCCGTGTCCGAATACTCCTTCACGAACTCTCCGAAAATCTGCCCTCCAGACCGGAACACGTGGCTCGGCTTGCCAAATAGGAAGGAGTACACGGCTGCCCCATCCAAGCACGTTCCAAAGAAGACTGAACGGCAGTGACTCAAGTTCTCGGCAAAGGTGCGGAATGTCTCTTCGGATGTGCATGCATAGTGCAGGGCAAACTGGCACGAAGTGGCATCAAACTCGGTGAGCCCGGCAAACTGTTCCAGGTACTTGGTCGGCGCCGCCTCCTGGCCATTCAAGATGTGCACATACCGGTTGTCCATGCTGAAGAGGGACTGTGTCATGTCGCCCTGGATGTACAGAACGGGCGGCATGGTGTCCAATGGATTCTTGGCCCGTTCGCCCAGATACCGGACACATGCACCTTGCTTTGGTGATGCCAAGTTTGACTGACTCAAATCAAACCCGACAACGCGAGACGGCTTGGACCGCTTCCACTTGAGCATATCACCACCACGTCCCATAGCCAGCTCGAGCAACGTATCAGACTGCTTCACGCAGCCCTTGTACAGCTGGTCCTTGATCTTGTTGTGAAACGAGTAGACATCCCGCAGGATCCTGTCGCGCGAATCGAGATTGTCCCGGTAATACTGGTCATCCTCAAACGTATCGTCCGGGGGAGAAGATGCACACGCCCGGATCATGTCCTCGGTAATCGGCACGTGGATATTGGTCCAAATCGAGTCGGCCACTGCAGAGTCATTGCCAAACTGCGGCTCGCCCTTGCGGTACTGGAAGGTCTTGTCATACCGGGTCCGCATCACCGACCACCGCTGCTTGTCGACATCGTAGGCACACTCCACGATGGTATTGTCCTCGATGCGAGTTCCCGTCTCGTCCACAGGTGTTCCCTCGGCATTCAACACCAGCATGATCTCGTTTGCAGTGGGCGCGCGCGGCGCACTTGGCTGAAAGGCAGACGGTACACGATCGCGAACTTCGGCGATACGCTGGAGATCCTGGGGCAGTGCGGGCGGAACGTACTCGCCCGTCAAGGTCTCGCACGGGTAGACAATGTCTGAATCGCGATTCCGCGACACGAACAAGAGTCCCTTGAACACTCTCGACTTCAGCACTGGATCATACGACTCACCGGGCTTGTACTTGAGGAGAAAGTCAATACTGTTCTGGGATGCAGGCTTCCACTTGTAGACGCGCAACCACGTGTTTCCCTTGCGGTCTGCAACCGGTGCCACAGGAGACGAACGAGGCGTAAAGATCAACCCATCCGTACCATACTCGAACTTGGTGTCCAGCAGCTTGGCAATTGACTCTTCCATCCCCAGTCCATCCCCGGCAAGGAACATCTTGGTCTCGATGCGGAACGGGCGGTCGCCAGAACCCTCGACGAAATCTGTAGCAATGTCCTTGACAAACTCTCGCGTGCATCCCAGGCGAGACAGGGTAGGGCGCTCCATCACATCCTCATCCGTGGTCATCAGTGGCAGCATGCGCACATCCTTGCCTCGGAACACGTAGGCATCGAAGATGCAGAACAAATTCAGACCCGAAAGATACTCGCCGTCCATCGTGTCGCCCACATGCACATCCTTGGTGGCCGTGAATCCGGTCCATTGGAGGTTCCCGTTCGGGCGAATCATCAGCATCCGACGGTCCTTCATCACCACGAGAAAGGCTCGCTCGCCATCTGCCTTGTTGGTCACTGTGTATCCCTTGAGGATCGAGTGGGGACGGTCAGAGCGAACATGCCTGCGCTCCAGCGTCACTGGGTTCACGAAGCGAATTCCCATCTTGTCAAACTCGAGTCCGTAGCGCTGAATGTCCGACCGAGGCAGAACAAAGGATGTCTGTTGAAAGGCGCGCAGAATGGTCGTCAAGGTGTGCTCAAAGGACTGAACGACAACTGCAGGTGCCGCCTTGTGATCCACGAGCTCGATCTCCAGCTCGTAGACCGGAGTTTGCTTGAGAATGTCTGAAAAGCTCTTCATCCACTGTGCCTTGGACTTGACCATGGAGAAGTCGACCCGCAAGATCCCGTCTGGGGTCATCCACGACCTGCGATTCAGAATGCGGACATGCGACACGGGATCCATGGGGGAGCCACTAAAGTCCTTGCGCACATCATCCTCGATGCGCATAGTGAACTTGAGGGAATAATCTGCAACTTCTAGATCTCCCTTGGGGTGGCGTGTCTTGCGTTCAACTGTGAGTGGAACTCCGCGGAAGCTGTTGGTCATGCAAACCTTGTGAATGGCGGGGGCTCCGTCCACCACTACGCGAAGACCGTCCGGGTAGGCGAAATTAGCCGTGTTCGACTCCTTGGGAGTTCCCCACATTGCCTTGCAGATGCGATCGGCCGCATCCTTGGTTGTAATGTCACGTGCGAGCACCTTGCATTCGAGTTCAACTTTGGGATCTTTGGAGACAATCAACACCAGCTCCTTCAAAGGGGTCTGGATTGACGAAAGCATTCTGGATGCTATTATACTTTCTATGGATTAGGTTTGTCCGTTTTTGACAAGATTTCGCTTCACTTCATCCGCATCCATTTGAGAGTGCTGATCCAAATAAAAAGTAACGAGTGTTTCCATCTCAAGTAGGCACGTGTCCGGAAGTGTTTCCGACGACACCAAAACACCCGTTTCGGTCTTGGTGTACTTGTCTGTATATTTCTTGATGATCTGAAACACTTGGGCATGTTCATTGACATCGAGGCGGTCGAGGTTTTCGCGCAGCCGGTCCTTGCGAGCGCGGTTCATTTGTGTAAGAGATTAATAATATTGAGGAAAGACCTTCCGCAGGCCGTAGTACACGAGTCCAAAGACCAGCGCGTGCGTCGCGACCTGAACAGTGTGGGGCTGGCCCGGGGGGAGGGACAGCAGAACGCCCGGGGACAGGAGAACAAACAGCAAGACAGGCACAATAACGTTGAGATCCATTTTATACTGCTGCAGCATTTGTTTTTCCAGTTGGAATAACACCGCGCTTCCGCTTCTCGGGCTTGGTCTGCTCGAGCGGGACAACGACCTTCTTTTCAGTTTGCGCTTCGCCAGTCGGGGCATCAAGAACTGGAACGTCCGTCTTGGGCGCCTCCTTCACCTCTTGAGGACCCTCGGCCTGGATTGCCGTCTTGAGTGTTCCGAGAACAATGATGGACTCGTCACCTTGCTGAAACCGACATCCCACCACCTCAAACTCAATCTCCTGTCCCTCCTTGACTGCTTCAAACTCTGCATTGCCGAGATGCAAATCACGAGGTAGCAACACCTTGAGCGGGGACACTTCTGCGTGCAGACCAATCTTGCTGGTTGTCGACACGAGAGCCCGGAACACCTGACCCGGGTGCGGCAAGCACATATCCACCTGAAACTTGACCGTGTAATCCACGCCGCCCTTGATCAGGTTGATTCGACCAAGTGAATGCTCGATAACGAGCACACTGCGCGGACGCACGTACCCTTCGGGGATGCAAATGCCCTCATACTTCATGCGAAGCTGGGCAAGAAGGCTGACATCAATATTGCGCTGAATGTTCGGAGCAGTGATATGGACCGACCGCGTGAGTTCGCGACGTTCAAAGAGGCTATCAGGATTCATTGTAGTCCGTTAGCTTGTCTTTTGTCTTTACGTTTTTCCAGATGCCAGAACGACATCAATTTCTTCAGGCGTATACCAACGAATCTTTGGCTCTGCAAGTTCCTGTTGTTCACGCGCAAAGAGTTCCGTAAATAAGCACCATTCCACGCTGCTCTTTTTCGCACTCGCCTCCGGAACACCTACTCCACGTTTATCCAAATACTTGGCCAAGGCAAGAACTTCGGGTTTCTTGTTGGACCCCGTGCCGCACGTAATTGGAATGTCGCGCCTCGTACCTGCCACTCGGGTCGGCACACCGTCCTTGAGTTCGAAACGTCCAATTCCAAATTTACCACCACGCACGGTGGCGACCAAATCATCCTTGTGGTCCGCATAATCCTTCTTGCGACCCTCGATCCATTCCAGGACGCGCGTGCGATCGTCGCCAATCGGTTCTTCCGGGGGCTCATAGACACCGTTGCCCAGGACCAAGATGTTCGTATCGGCAACTGCGATACGCGAGCGGAACTGCAGTGGGTTCCCGGATTTCAAGTACGCCAATCGTTGTTCCGGCGTAAAGACGTGGTCAAAGATGTAGCCATTCAAGACTGTTTCGGAAAATTGCGACACGCCGGCCGGGAACTCGTGAGCCCTCCGAATCTCGTCAATGTCCGGCACATCGGCGGGAGCCTTGGCTTCTTGTTCGACAAATGGTAACGGAACATCTGCACGTGTCGGAGGCAGGGACGTGCGTTCAACCAAGGTTCCATTGGTCAAGCCCACGGGTTCAAGAGCATACAGGGTTCCGCGCGACTCGATCAAACTGGGACGACCAAAGGAATCCTTGAACCGGAAGGCATTCTTCATTGCATTTTTCAAGGTGAAGACCACGACATCTTTCGGCAATCCCATCTTCTTCACGAGTTCATCGCGTTCCCAGATCGGTTTGGCCAAAAAGAGTTTCGACAGGGTATTCAGGGCTTCGTCGCGCAAGTCTTGGTATGTCGAATAGGGACGCACATAGTCATCCTCTGGTGCCGATTCGTGGATACGACACTGCAAGTCCTGTATGTTTTCTGCAAAGGTGGGTGCTAACATTCCCTTGAGACGGTACGTAACATCCTCATTGTTTTCAGACCGGACTTGCGGAACCTCGAGTTCCATCCATGCGGGAGGTAACGTGTTCAAACTGGCTTGCAAGGGGCAGTCCATTGCGGATTCCGCCAAGATGGCACGTACACGTGCAATCTTCACTGCCTTGACTTCAACTTTGGTGCGGTATGTATATTCATCAAAACATTCGCGCTGCTTGTCCGTGCGCACAATGTGGAGGTACACTGTGCAGTTTTGATCCGGGAATGGAAGGAGAGCGTGACTACATGTGCGCAGGGCACGCCCCACAACTTGCTCGATACGACTATTGTTCCACCACGGATCAAGGACATGGAGTTGCCGGATAAAGCGAAAGTTGACTCCTTCGGAAATACGACGCGTAGCAATGACGACGCGAACTTTAGATCCATCCTTGTTTTCCGAACTACGAGCCAGTGCAAGCAACGATTCAGTTTCGGGATCTGAAACTTCCGAAGTGAGCAAACAATAGAATCCGGCTTTTGCATCCTTCGGGGTTGTCGGTGTCTTTAATAAAGTTTGTCCACCCTGTGCTGGCCGAAATCCAGATTCTTCCAATGTCATGGCAAAGAGTCGTGCACCCATCTCGACATAGTTCGAGTACACAATCACGGGCCCTTTGGAGTTGTGAATCGTTTCAATGACCTTGGCAAACTTGGCTGAAACTCCAGGGAGCTTGTCGGGTGTCAGGAAGGGCTCCTTGGTATATGCATACTGGTTCCCTTCCTTTTGGAAATGTTCACGGAATGGCTTGTTCCCGGGAAGAACAGCGACTGTCGGCAAGAGCAAGGCAGACTGTTTATCATCCTCTTCGGCTTCTTCATCGTCCTTTCCAGCACTTGCATTCAAGACTTTTAATTGATCGCCCGACGCCTGACATGCAACAAGTGAAAGAAACTTCATGCGTGTCTCCGGAGCAATGGGTGCGCCTGTAAAGCTCGTCGTACGATCCTGGGCTGCAAGATTCGGTGCAGGCAGACGAAAGGGGAATGTGAAGGGATTCTCGCCACGAACGAATGAAACTGATTTCTGAACCCAATCACGGAACCTTTCTTCCGACTCGGGTTTCAAGGTGGCATCCGGATTGAAAATGTCTGCTACTTTGATTTCCCTTGAGAGAGACAGACTTCGGTCGTTCCATCCAAAAAGGTTCATGTAATACACGATTTCTTCAAAGCTGTCAAACATTGGGGTGGCGGTCATCAGGACTAGAACGAGACCCTTTGCCGTCTTAACCAGTGTCTCGATACCACTACTGATTGCCTTTTCCGTGTGCGACATGCCGGTTTTGCGGCGGATATTGTGCGCTTCGTCCAGCAAGACAAGACGATTGTCGAAATTCCGATGAATCCATTCTTCGTCATTGGCATTCTCATTGATCAAGTCTCCAAAGGTTGCATATCCGGAAAATTCGTAAAACTCATCAATGAGTTTCCGGGCCATCTTGGACAGACGATCGCGGACAGCCTGGTCTTTCCAATGTTTCGGCTCCGAATCAGCACGCAACAAAACATCGAGGTACCGCCGACCCGTGCACTGGTGCGAGGACAGTACGCCAGATGTTTCATCGAGGGAGACACGACTCATGTCAAACAATTCCGTGTGAAAGTTCTCCTGGACAGCAGGACTGGCAAGAACCAGAACCTTCTTGTCCTGGTACTCGGGCCGCAAAATGAACTCTTCAGCAATTTGGATTGCCGTGCAGGTTTTGCCAACACCTGTACCGTGTACCATCAGCAAGCTGCGCGTGGGAGCGTCCGGGGACAGGACACGGCGTAGAAACTTCTGATGACTTTGCAGGGAAAAGTCAGAGCTTGAGGAACACATCTCGGTGCGCAGACTCTTGAGAGCATCAAGGGACGCAGCGGGAAGTGTTGCATTCGTGATTTCCGCAAGTTCGGGATGTGTGAGATTTACCTCCATTGTGTATATGAAAGAGTAAATGACCTTTGGATTTGACTTTGAGTATGAAGAGCCGGACATTACCGACTACTTTCTAATGGGCGCGGCGGGTGCGCTTCTTGTCACCCTTTTTCAGTTTGCGGCGTCGCGACTTGAGGGTGGACCGGATCTTTGAGCGCCCACGACCGGGCGTACCTCCAGGAGGACCTGGAAGGGGAGCAGCAGGCCTGGGAGCAGGCTGGGGGACAGCAGCGATTCGAGCCGCACATGCCATCTGCTTGGCGCGCAGATTCATTCCATTCCATGTAGCTCCGACCCCAGCTCGGGCCTGCCTGCATCCTTCAGCCCAGGCGGCAGCGTCATTGTACCCCGGCGCCATAGGGGGATCCATTTGTATGTAAAAATAGATTTTAAGACAACGACTCCGAAACAAACGGAGGAAACTCCACCGCCTTTTTAGCACAGTCGGTAGTGCATCTGTTTTGTAAACAGAAGGTCCTGGGATCGATGCCCAGAGGAGGCAATTTACCACGCCATGACAATATCCTCAAGACGACACTCGGACGGCGTCTCATCAATCTGGGCAAGTCGCTCGGCCTGATCTGACTCGGGGTGTTCCGGTCCCTCCGGAAGCCTCGACTCGTCCACAAACACTTCGACGAACCCAGTACCGCATGGAGGCTTCTGTCCAAACATGATGTTCGCTGACACACCACGCATCGGGTCAAACTCGGCACCCATGGCTGCATTGAACATGATCTTGGACGTCTCCTCGAAACTCGACTTGGCCAGCACACCCGTCTCGTTCTTGTTCATACCAAATCGGTTGACGGGAACGATGCGTCCGCTGTACGTCATGGTATCCACCAGCACGGCAAGGTGATGGTAGTTCACCTTTTCTGACACAAAGACTTCGGAAAACTCGTCAAACAAGGCCATGCGCGCAGCCTCGATGCCAAACACCTCATTGATCTCGTGAATGTCATTGGAGAAACTGCGCGTCGGATCAACACCCTCGTGTGTCATTAGATCCAGGAGATTTGTGCCCTCCGTGTCCAGGACATAGTGGTCCTTGGCCGCATAGCCTCCGAGAACCGGGTCAAACATCAACTCATTCTTGATTGTGCGGATGTGGACACGTCCGATATCGTCCACTCCCGTCAGTGGCGTGTCAAGGATCTTGTCCTCGAGGAACCGGAGCTGCAGCGGGGTCTTGACAACGCCCGGATCGAAGGAAAGACGCAAGACCATGTTGACCTCGCTCATGATGCAGCGCACAATCTTGAGACCCGTATTGTTGTGGATCTTGGCAGTGATGGCTGTCATGTCCATGGTTGTGCGGTTCACCATCTCCACGGGATCCAAGAGGATGCGGACAATCCAGGGGGATGTGCAGTCATCATTCTCGGCGGAGAACTGTTGATATGCATCAAGGAGCTCGCGATCCTCCTGCACGACACTCGAGGTGGACAGCGGGTAGGGATCGTAGTAGATGCGCAGGGACTTGGCGATATCGCGCAGAGTTGTGCGCTGGATCTTCTTCTTGATGATCATCGTCTCGACCTGGGTCGGGTTTCCAAGAAGGTAGGCGGTATTGCCCGGGCGCTTCGGATTGGAGGACGCGGACAGCAGCTCCTCGATACGCGGCACACCCGACGTTGCATTCGCCTTGACCGTACCCGCCGAGTGGAACGTGTTCAGCGTGAGCTGCGTGGTAGGCTCACCAATGGACTGGGCGGCCAGTGCGCCGACCATCTCGCCGGCGTGGACCTGGGCCTTGATGTACCGGAACTTGATATCCTGCAAGAGCTCATCAAACATTGACTCGGTGAAGCGATGGACGAGAATGGACTGCTTGGGTGCCAAGTGGAACCGGACGAGGGCAAGGAACACCTTGTTACGAGAGTACTCTTGTGCCAATGCCTCGAGTGAGGTCACCACATGCTGGGGTGTCAGGTCCGTCTTGGTCGAGTAGGGATTCGCATACTTGTCAATGAGTCGCTTGATGTTCACGGGTGTCGAAATCTTGTCATTCTTGCGGTAGCGGAACACATTCTTCACGAGCATGTCCCGGTCTGCAAGGATCTGTTCCACCATATCATTCACCTCGCCAAGATCGCCATTGACGAATCCAGACAGATCCGCCGGACTCAAGGCAAACATCCGGTACACGTTCTCCAAGGTCATGTCTGCAAGCGCATACAATGTCTCATCAGTCTCCACTGCCTGGGTATCCACACCGTCCTCGCCATATGCGAACTGAATCACGGACCCAACCACATTGCGGACAGTGCCATCGTACTCGATATGCTGATCTTCAAGCGTCTTCATGAGACGACGCTGAATGTATCCGGTATCGGACGTCTTGACGGCCGTGTCAATGAGACCCTCGCGTCCAGCCTGGGCGTGGTAGAAGAACTCGGCCGGCTGGAGACCAGACACGAAGGAGTTCTGAACAAATCCACGAGACTCAATGCCGTCATCGTAGCGAGGAAAGTGAGGCAGGGTGCGATCCTGCAGCGTGTACTGAACGCGACGACCCTCAATGAGCTGTTGGCCCAGGAGTGCAACCATTTGCGTAATGTTCTGTGCCGATCCCTTGGATCCAGAATCGACCATCTGGACAATCCGGTTCTGCTTGCTCAAGGACTTGAGCACCTTTTCGTTGATTTCGGCTGCAACGTTCTTGAGGGCAGACGAGATCTTGTCTTCCAGTTCCTCGCCATCGGACATGCTCGAAATGTTCTCAAAATTTCCAGAATGGACATCGGACAGAATCGCAGCCACCTTGTCGCGTCCCTCCCGGATCTTGTCATTCACAAACGACCGCGTCTCGGTATTCGCAATCAGATCCGAAGTGCCCACCGAGAACCCCTTGAAGAGGTTGAACTGCGTGATGATACTCTGCACATCATTGATGAACTGCCCGGCCCGCTCGTGGCCAAACTCATTGTAGATCACGTGCAACAGTCCCTTGCTGCTCGCGCCAATCGAGCCCTTGGTGATGATTCCCTTGACAAGCTGACCATTCTCCAATGTCACACTCCCCTTGAAATTCATGAGAGGAAAGGCCGCTGAAATGATCTCTGAACCCGTCCACTCACGGTCCTTGCGAGGAAAGGTCCGGCGGATCTTGGAGAGCATCATCATCGCCAGATGCTCCGGAACACGAACATCGGATTGCGAGATGCGGTACATACCCGTCATGGTGTCTTGGAAGAGCTGAATGATGGGCGAGTTGGTGCGGGGGCTGATGATGTTGCGGAGAACAGATGCCAAATACCGAAGCTCGGTGGCTGCGGCAATGGACTGCGGCACGTGCATGTTCATCTCGTCACCGTCAAAGTCTGCATTGTACGGACGAGTGGCTGAAACGTTGAGACGGAATGTCGAATACGGCAAAACGCGCACACGGTGAGCCATCATCGACGCCTTGTGCAGGGACGGCTGACGGTTAAAGAGCACGATATCGCCGTCAATCAGGTGGCGGTGGACAATATCACCCTCACGCAAATCAATCGTGTCCGAGGTGACGTAGCGGAGACTGACCATCCGGTTATCGGCCTTGAGGAACACTGTCTTGGCTCCCGGGTGCTTGTCCGGGCCATTTGCAATGTACCCGAGCAGACGATCGCGATTGTAGATGGAGACAATCTCGGGGAAGGTCAAGTTCAGGGCAATCTCCTCGGGTACACCGAGTTCATCGAGATCGATGTTGGCATCCGGAGTAATGACGGAACGAGCCGAGAAGTCGACACGCTTGCCCATCAAGTTACCGCGAACACGTCCCGTCTTGGCACCGAAGCGGGACTTGAGAGTGCGCAGGGGACGGCCCGACCGCTGGGCCGCAGGCGCCATACCCTTGATGTCATTGTCCACATAGGTGGCCACATCGTACTGCAAGAGTGCCGAGTACTTGTCAATCATCTCGGCGGACTCACCCTTGTCGATCTTGTCACGAAGACGCTGGTTGTTGCGCAGAATATCAATGAGCTTGTGTGTCAGATCATCCTCCATGCGCTGGTTGTCGTCCATAACGACCGAAGGACGAACAGTCAGTGGCGGAACGGCCAGCACAGTGCAAATCATCCACTCCGGGCGAGAGTACTTGGGGTCAAACCCGATCCGGCGACAATCCTCGTTTGTAATGCGCTGGAAGGCACGCAGAATCACTTCGACTTGCAGAGGTGTTGCCTCCGTATCAGGCCCAGACTGACCCTCGAGCGATGCGGCCTTGCCCACGACCTTGACGATCTTCTTGAATGTAGGGCTCTCGCATGACGGGCACATCTGGGGGCGTTTGGGACCTGCCGGCATCAGATCACGAACGTCCTTGAACCGTGCCATACCCGTTGACGTCAGTCCATCCAGAATCTCATAGGCCACGAGAGGCTTGGAGCACGACAGGCAAACCACATTGGCGAGCTTCTCGATCGTGTCAAAGAACTGGTAGAGGTAGACGGGGCGGGCCAGGGTAATGTGACCGAAATGTCCGGGGCAGTACTGGTTGGTGTTCTTGCATGTGGGGCAAACCTTTCCATTCTCAATAACACCGAACCGAGGGTCAAAGACACCATTGGGAACGGCTTGGCTGGACTGGTAGGTCTTGTCGGTGGTAACCTCGATCACACTGCGCTTCAGGATGTCGTCAGGATTGGCGATGCCAAACTGAACGCCGATAATTGTGTCACCCATTCTGCTATCTGTTATCTTCGCTTTAGATTATTCGTTTTTAACGGTTCACCAGCTTCAAGGTTGCAGCCCACAAGTCTTCATTGCCAACCGCGCGCAAGACTGAATCGTGATACTTGAACGTGAGCGCCTCGACGAACTTTTCATACTCTTCACCACGCTGTTGCTTGAAAAGTTGGATTTGACGGATTTGCCGGTATCGCAAGAAGGAGAGCATGTCGCGTGCAAGAAGTTCGGAGGAATACGGATCGATCCCATTCTCCTTTTCCGAATCCTTGAAGTTCTGCACTTGAATGCCCCACTGCGCTTGTGTCTCCATTATTGGATATAAGTGTAAAAAATTGTAAATTGTGTACTATCCTTCGGACCATCCAGTAACTTGAAGTAAATGGTGTAGGTACCCGACGAATAGTCAAACCCGACAATAGATACAGTTACCCCGCTATCAAACGTCGGAACAATTCCTTGACCTGCCCACAAAATCGGCATGTTTAGTACATCAATGTACATGACACAATAGTCCCCCGACAGTCGATTTGGGGTATTGGTTGAAGTTACGTACGTAGATGTGTAGGTGGCCGGAGTCCCTCCTGGACCGAATGTACCTGTTGTGCCACCCGATCCGACTAGGCTGTTTGGTCCCGTTCCTCCAGTTATACCTGTTGATCCCGTAGGTCCAATGGGCCCTGTCGGTCCAGTGGATCCGGCGGGTCCAGTTAATCCCGTCATTCCGGTACATCCTGTCGGTCCAGTTGCATAATACCCTATTGCACCCGTAGCTCCAGTGGGTCCCTGTGTCGTGCCCGGCACTCCTGCCGCTCCTCTCTTATAGGGACCCGGTGTTCCGGTGAATCCGAACCACCCTTGTGCGGGTATTGTGCTCCTATATCCAGTCGGACCTTGAAGACCCGTGGTTCCAGTTGTGGCAGTTGCTCCAAACAGACCCGTAGGTCCAGTAGGTCCCTGCTGTGTGCCTGCTGTTCCTTTAGGACCTTGCGGCCCCATTGTACCGACATTTCCCGTTGGACCTGTGGGCCCAGAAGGCCCTCGATCGGAAAATAGACCGATGACTCCTACTACACCCGTGGTCCCGCCTAAACTTGGTCCTGTTATCCCGGTGCATCCGGTGGGTCCCGTTACACCCGTAACAGTTGGTCCTGTTCGACCCGTTGATCCCGTGGGTCCAGTTGGGCCAATCAATCCGGGACCCGTAGGACCTGTAGGACCGCTCATACCTGCAACTCCCGTATTTCCAGTCGAGGATGTTGTACCTGTTACGCCGGACGACCCAGTCGTTGCAAAACGCCCATCGCGTGCAGCTTTTCCACCAAGTCCCGTATTTCCACCTCCTCCTCTAAATCCTGTGAACCCTGTAGGGCCCTGAACAATGTATGCACCCGCAGGGAGTGGTGTACACGACATTGTTCTTTACTGCGTATAGTAAAAATTCACGTTGACCGTGTAATTATTGCCCGGAGCCGTTGCAATTGTTTGATTGTAGTACCACTGTGCTCCACTCTGAAAGAGCTGGTATCCTGTAATGGATACATCGCCCGTTATACCTTCAAAATTTTGAGGCACGATACTCCGTACCCAAACGGTACTCGAGGTCGGAATACCAATGCCCCCGCTAATACTCGTATCGGTTGGACCGTACGTAAATTGAATTCCAGTTGAACCGACTCCGAGAGATGCCGGGTACCCCGTGGGTCCAGTCGGACCCGTGGCCCCTGTGAATCCTTTGCCCGTAGGACCAGTAGACCCGGTGGTCCCGGTTTGGACTCCGCGCGGGCCTGTTGTACCCGTAAACCCCGTACTACCGGTTGGTCCCGTAGATCCAAAGCCAGTTGGCCCCGTAGATCCAGAATATCCAGACGCTCCTGTAGGGCCGGTAACACCCGTGGGTCCATACAGGCCCGTTGGGCCTGTCGCTCCGGTAGGTCCCGTAAATCCCGTGGGTCCAGTGTAAGACAGACCCGTTGGACCCACTGCGCCCGTAGGTCCAGTTGATCCCGTCGGCCCTGTTCCTCCAACCGGCCCTTCATCACCCATAGCTCCGGGAGGTCCGGGTTGTCCGGGATATCCCTGTGGTCCCGTAGGACCGGTAGGGCCCGGAGTGTTATTTGAATGTCCGGTGGGTCCCGTGGGTCCTGTGGGTCCTGTGGGTCCAGTTGACCCCGTTGCACCTATCGGTCCAGTAGGACCCTGAACACCAGTTGATCCCGTCGTACCGGTTCCACTGTTATTGCCTGCAGGTCCTGTTGCTCCTGTAGTTCCTGTGTTTCCAGAAGGCCCTGTCTGGTTGCCTGTAGGTCCAGTCGTTCCAGTACCCACTGGTCCGGTCGGTCCAGTGGATCCGGTAGGTCCTGTAGCACCACTGGGTCCAATGAAGACTGCAGTTCCGTCACGTCCCGTGGGCCCCGTGGGTCCTGTGGCACCCGTAGGTCCCGTAGCGCCCGTGAAACCACGTGGGCCGATCGGTCCTTGACAAATATTGGGCGCACATGAAACCAATCCAACACCCGGAACGTATTTGGACAAACTCATCTTGTTACTTTCAACGTAGAAGTTTCGTTCTAAACAAGAAATGAGC